GTCATCGGAGACGAAGCTCATCTCTTCAAAGCAAAATCTCTTACTTCTATACTTACTAAGCTATCCGGATGCCGCTACCGTTTTGGATTTACCGGAACATTGGATGGTACCGAAACCCACCGCCTCGTTCTTGAAGGGTTATTCGGAGCAGTAAGAAAAGTTACAACAACAGCAGAGTTAATCGAACAAAAACATCTTGCTGATTTTAAAATCAAAGCAATCGTTCTTTCATATCCAGACGAAGTAAAACAGATGATTGCTCGAGCAAATGATTACCAAGCAGAGATGGATTATCTTGTTAAATTAGAAGCAAGAAATAAATTTATAAAAAACTTAGCATTATCTCTTGAAGGTAATACTCTTATACTATATCAATTCGTAGAAAAACATGGTATTCATTTAGCTAATATGCTTCAGAATAATAACAGATCAGTATATTTCGTTTCAGGTGATGTATCCGGAGAAGAAAGAGAAGAAATTAGAAAGGTTGTAGAGAATGAATCTAATGCTATTATTGTCGCTTCTTTTGGTACTTTTAGTACCGGAGTCAATATTAAGAATCTCCATAATATTATTTTTAGTAGCCCAAGTAAGTCTCGTATCAGGAATCTCCAGTCAATTGGTCGTGGACTACGTAAGTCTAATACAAAGAATTCTGCTACCTTATTCGATATAGCAGATGATATGTCTTGGAAGAATAAGAAAAACTATACTTTACTCCATTTTATGGAAAGAGTAAAGATATATAACGAAGAGAAGTTTGAGTATAAAATCTACAAAGTGAATTTAGATATCTAATATTATTTCTTGCACTAATGATTATACTGAAAGAATTAAAAAATGTCAACGATTATTTTTCAAAAGATATTAGAGATAGGAAATATTAATATCGCTTTTTATATTATGTATCTTGTTTTTATTTTAACAAACAATTTCAAATTTGTAATATCTTTTTTATCGTCAGTTTTGATTACTGCTTTTTTAAAAACAATTTTACAACCTTTTAATCCTAGTGGTCATATGGCTATGGCAACAATTATATTATTATGGGCATCTTTTTTATCAAATAAAGTATTGACTTTTTTAGGTTGTTTAGTTATACTATCTGTATTTGGTTATAGTTTAATCGTAACGAACAGTCACAATATACTCGAAATTGTTTCTGGATTTTTAATATCTTTCTTGTGTTTCGTTATGTTTACATACATTTAAAGCGAGGAACAATGGCTAAAACAAAAAATTATATTAATAACAAAACTTTATATGGAGCCATGATCCATTACAAGAACGATCTTAAAGATTCTGATAAGAATGATAAACAGAAACCTATTGTTCCAAAATATATTGGAGAATCCATATTATTGATTTGTAATAATCTTGCGAAAAAACCAAATTTTTCTGGATACACATACAAACAAGATATGATTAGCGATGGAATTATGGATTGTATATCTGCGGTAGATAATTTCGATCCTGATAAAACGAATAATCCTTTCGCATATTTTACGCAGATTGCTTGGAATGCTTTTCTACGAAGAATTCAAAAAGAAAAGAAACAAACATATATTAAACATAAAAATTATGAAAACAGTTTCTTATTGATAGATACATACGATGAAGGTAATAAGTCTTTACAGTTGAAAACAAACGAATATTCTGACGAGATCGTTAGATCTTTCGAGGCAAGGTTGACAAAAACTAAAAAAGCTAGTAAACTTGTTGGAGTAGAAAAATTTTCAGAGGTAGAAGAAAATGAAGAATGATCATCTCGTTCCTGTTAATATTCAGGATATTGTGAATAGGTTAAACGATAAAAATACTAGAGAAAACGAAAGAGCGAATCTATTGATCCGTCTAGATGCTATTCGTGATTATGTAACAGCAGCTGTTGTGAAAGCAAGTTCTAAGAATGAAAATCGCACTTTTAACAGATAGTCATGCCGGAGTCAGAAATGATTCCCTTGCATTTCATGATTATATGAAAAGATTTTATGATGATGTATTTTTTAAATACCTCGACGAACATGATATATCTACTATCATTCATTGTGGGGATATTGTTGATCGTCGTAAGTATATTAATATTAATACTGCTTACCGTCTCAGAAAAGACTTGATAGAGCCAGCAATTGAACGTGGTATTATCTGGCATCAGTGCTTAGGTAATCATGATACATATCATAAAAATACTAATGAAGTTTCTTCTTTTAATGAACTTTTTCGAAAATATGAAATAAATATATATGATAAAACAATCGAAGTAATGTTTGGTGAAACTAAAATTTTATTGATACCTTGGATTTGCGATGATAATAAAGAACATTCTTTCAAATTAATAAGGAACACAGATGCACAAATTGCTTTCGGTCATTTGGAACTGGAAGGATTTGAAATGTTTAAAGGTTCAATCGTTTCTCATGGAGAAGATCCTTCTTTGTTTGGACGTTTTGATATTGTTTGTTCTGGGCATTTTCATCATCGTTCAAGCCGTGGTAACATTCATTATCTTGGTAGCCCTGCAGAGTATACTTGGTCTGATTACAATGATCCTCGAGGGTTTCATATATTTGACACGGAAACAAGAGAATTAAAATTTATTGAAAACCCTTATAAGATGTTTCATAAGTTTTGGTATAATGATGGAGATCCAAAATTCGTGGACTCCGATATTGATTATACACAGTTTGCAAATAAAATAATCAAAATTATTATTACTGAAAAGAATAATCCTTATTGGTTTGAGAAGTTTATCGAGAATATCGAGAAACAAAATCCTGTAGATTTACAGGTGGTTGAAGATCATTTGAATTTAAATCTCGAAGAAGATCAAGATATTATCGACGAAGCAGAGTCTACTATTGATATTTTCAAAAAGTATATTACTGGCGCTGAAGTAAAAGGTGTTGATAAAGTAAAATTAGAAAATAAGATAGTTGAGTTATACCATGAAGCATTAACTGTGGAATAACATATGATTTATTTTAAGAAACTGCGATGGAAGAATTTACTTTCAACAGGAAACGTATTCACAGAAATTGATCTAGCTAGCAATGAGACTACACTCATTGTTGGTATAAATGGTGCTGGTAAATCCACGATTTTAGATGCGTTGAGTTTTGGTCTTTTTGGAAAACCTTTTCGAAAGATAAACAAACCACAGCTTGTGAACTCAATTACAGGTAAGAATTGTCTAGTAGAGGTTGAATTCTCTATTGGAACGAATCAATATAAAATTATTCGTGGTATAAAACCAACAGTATTTGAAGTTTATATGAACGATAAACTTTTAAACCAATCTGCAGAGATGAAAGATTATCAAGAGATTCTTGAAAAACAGATTATTAAAGTAAATCAAAAGTCATTTAACCAAGTTGTTATTCTTGGGTCAGCAACTTTCCAACCATTTATGCAGTTATCTTCTGGACAGCGTAGAGAAATTATCGAAGATCTATTAGATCTCCAGATTTTTACTGTAATGAATTCTATTCTAAAAGATAAAGTCCTTATCAATAGTGGTTCTATAACAGATTCTTTGAACGAAAAAAAACTTATCGAATCTAAGATAGAATTAACCAAACAACATATGCAAGAAATAAGTGAGAATATAGTAAAAACAGTTTTAGAAAAACAAAAACTAATAATCGATACTGAAAATAAAATTAAAGATCTTAGCGAGAAACATAATAAACTAGAAAAAGATATAGAAAATATTCGTTCTCAAACAGACGACGAAGAAACCGTTTCTAAAAAAATTAATAAACTTTCCAAACTGAGACATCAAATTGAAGCCAAAGTAGCATTGTTAAATAGTGATCTAGAATTTTTTCATAACCACGAGAATTGCCCTACTTGTAAACAACAAATTGCTGAAGATTTTAGATTGAAAACTATTGAAGAAAAGAATTCTCAGATAAAAGAAACCGAAGATGGTTTGAAGTTACTTACTGTAGAATACGAAACAACTAATAATAGATTAAATCAGATTATGCATCTAATAAGCGAAATACAGAATTTAGAGATGCATAAAATAGAATGTAAAACTACTGTTAATTCTTTGATAAAATATTCTAAATCTCTTGAAGAAGAGATCTATAATCTACAGAAACCAGTTACCGCTTCTGACGATAAGATAATAGATTTTGAAACAGAATTAAAACAAATTGAAAATTCTTATAATCAATTTATCGAAGAAAGAAACGTTTTAACTGCTGCTGGTATATTACTTAAAGATGGTGGAATTAAATCTAAAATCGTAAGACAGTATATTCCTGTTATTAATAAGTTAATAAATAAGTATCTGTCTTCTATGGATTTTTTTGTTTCGTTTGAGTTGGATGAACAATTTAATGAAACAATTAAGTCTAGATACAGAGATGATTTTACTTATGCTTCTTTTTCTGAAGGAGAAAAACAAAAGATAGACTTGGCTCTTTTGTTTACTTGGAGGGCTGTAGCCAAGCTGAGAAATTCTATTAACACAAATCTATTAATTATGGATGAAGTGTTTGATTCTTCTTTAGATCAGAATGCTACTGATTACTTATTTAATATTGTTAACGATGTGGCCAAAGATAATAATATCTTTATTATATCTCATAAAGAACACATGAACGAGAAATTCACAAACGTAGTTAAGTTCGTTAAAAATAAGAACTTCTCCCAAATGCAGAGGTAAAAATGGATAAAGTCGTAAAAGAAATTCAAACTTTATTAAAGAATAAAGGATTTGATCCTGGTCCTATCGATGGAGATCTAGGGCCAAAAACATTATCAGCAATGAAGTCTTATCTTTCTTCTAATGTAACAGCTGTTAAAGATACTGTTACTTCTAAGGCTATTCCGATTGTTGAAAAAACAAAAGATGCTGCTAAAGTAGTAGTAGAAAAAGTTGTTCCTCCTACTCCTGTTCCGCAGATTGATTCTAACTCTCTTAAAGGAAGGGATCGACCATTATATGCTAAGAAGGTTTTGATGGATCTTGGGTGGAAAGATTATCAAGCAGCTGCCATGGTTGGTAACTTTATGCAGGAATCATATTCGGATCTTCGCACAAATGTTTGGGGCGATCAAAAGACAGCATTTGGTATTGCACAATGGCGTGATAATTATAATAAGGTTACGGGAGAACATTCTCCTGGTCGTTTGACAGATTTATTGAAGTTTTCTAACGATCTTAAAAAACCAATTGATGATTTAGATACACAAATAAGATTTGCCGATTGGGAATTACGTAAAGGTTCTGAAAAAGGAACAGGTAAACGTCTTTCTGCTACTAAAAATATTGACGAAGCATTAGAAGTAGCGATTGGTTATGAAAGACCTGCTGGATACAAACCAGATAATCCAAGAGCAGGTCATGGTTGGAAACAGAGAGAATCATTTGCTAAATCTTTACTTTGAGGTTATAATATATGAATCTAGATGATAGATATTTGTTAGAAAAATGCGAAGACTTTGATTTTACAGATCCTCCATTTGATCCTGTTGATTTCGCGAAGACTCTAGTAAAATTTATGCACGAACAAAATGGTCTTGGGTTAGCAGCTAATCAGGTTGGAGTGCCTTATCGTATATTTGCAATGCGTGGACATCCTGAAAATTTTGTTTGTTATAACCCTAAGATTGTTCAAGAAAGTCAACAAACGATTACTCTAGAAGAAGGTTGCCTTTCTTATTCAGGTCTTTTAGTTAAAATAAAAAGGCCAGAATTTGTTCGAGTTAGATTCACTGCTCCTAATGGAGATACTATGACTAAACAGTTTATTGGTATGTCTGCTAGAGTTTTTCAACACGAATATGATCATCTAGAAGGAATTCGATTTTATGATAAAGCGAATAAATTTCATCGTGATAGAGCAATGAGAAAGTGGAAACAATGAAGTATTTTGATTTCGAAACTTTAAAGCATTGGGCTGATTTATGGGATCGTGGTGAACAAACTATTTTGCTTGCTATTATCATATTTTTAATTTATACTATAACCAAGTTGTTTCTATACTGGGATAATTGATGAATATTTTCTATCTCGACGAAAACCCTGTCACTGCAGCGCAGTGGATGGTAGATCGTCATGTTGTTAAAATGATTCTGGAATCTGCGCAGCTTCTTTCTACAGCACATCGTATTCTAGACGGCCAAGAAATACAATTACAAGTAGAAGTTCTACAAGAAAATGGATCATTTAAAACTCGTAAAAAGAAATGGTGGTTATTAAATGACGCTCGCGAACAAGTATTATATTCAGCTACACACATTAATCATCCGTCTGCTATATGGTGCCGCAGTAGCATCGAGAATTATGATTGGTTGGTAGATCATTTCTTTGCATTGATGCAGGAATATACGTATCGATACGAGAAAACTCACAAATGTTTTGGTGAACTTTCATATATGTTGCAGTCACCTCCTAAGAATTTAACAGAGTTTGATATGACAACTTGTCCATCTGCTATGGCCACAGAATATATACTATGTTCTTCTGATCCTGTAACAAATTATCGTAATTATTATAAGATGGGTAAAACTCATCTTCATAGTTGGAAAAAACGTAACCCTCCGGAGTGGCTTAATGTCTAATATGTATCAAGATGTGAAAGAATTTCAAACAGCTGTTGGTCAAAACATAGGAACTAAACCAGAGTTTCCTGATCCAGCAGAACGCGATTTGCGGATTAGACTTTTAAAAGAAGAATACGAAGAATATATACAAGGCGAATGTAAGAATGACTTGGAAAACATTGCTAAAGAGTTGGCTGATATTATTTACATTGTGTGTGGGACTGCTGCATCTTACGGTATTCCCTTGGATAGAGTCTTCGACGAAGTCCATAAATCGAACATGGCAAAATTAGTTGACGGAAAACCAGTTCGCCGTGCTGATGGTAAGATCTTAAAACCAGATGGGTGGAGACCACCTAATATTAAATCTATTTTATGGAGCGAGTGATGGTAAGACGTATTGTTGCTAGAGAAAAACTTGATTGTGAACATCTACTTGGTCAGTTTGTTGACGAAAATCATTACGATAAAGTAATCGAAGAAGATACTGATTGTTATATGCCACCGCTTTGTGATGTTATGACAAAAGCTGATTGTGGTACGAAAAACTGTGAAGATTGCGATAAGGGTAATGATGAATTACGTATCGCATTCAAATTCCGAAAAAATTATTTCAGTAAAGAAGAACAGGATAGTGCCTATCGTGGATTGAGAGAAGCTGCGACAGAAAGTCAGAATCGTGGACTTGCTGCTGGTCCACGTGGAGAAATGCTTGCCACTGAAGGTCGTGGTGGGCGCGATTGGGTCACTCCTTATCAACATGAGATTTTAGATTTCTTGACACATGATGCAGCAACTCTGTTTGATGATACTTCTGTAGAAAGCATTCGTGCCAAGTATGATAATCCAAGATACAATCCAGTAGACGAGACACGTGGAACTGTTTGGTTACGTTCGGAAGTAACGAAAGTATATCCAGAGTATCATGGATGGTTTGATAATTGGGTGGATGGATTATCTAATAAGTCAAAGGAGGAAGTCCTTGCAGAAGCAACTATTGTCAAAGAAAAGTGGGCATCAACTACCAATTATGCTAAATCCGTATTCTCAGGTGTGGCTGGTTGGTACGATCGTTACCCTCGCATTCCTTACGGGCGTGCAACAGCATATACTGAAAAATGCCCAGAACTATTCGAACTTGCGTATCCATTCCTACAATCGTTAAACAGAGGTTTCAAGGAATTACTACCATGGCGTTGGGGCAATCAGAAAGTAGCAGCAGATAAACTTGATCCTCGCTTTCTTGTTCCTGAAACAGTATTTACTACAATTACAGTAAATAAAACTTTCCGCACTGCTTGTCATCGAGATGCGGGAGACTTCAAGTCTGGCCTAAGTAATTTATTGGTACTAGGTACCGGAGATTACACTGGAGGTTATCTTGTTTTTCCTGAGTATCGCACTGCTGTTAATGTGCGCCCTGGAGACTTATTACTTGTTAACAACCATGAAATTATCCATGGTAATACCCCTATTGTTCTTAATAATCCTGACGATTCTAGTTGTGAAAGAATCTCTGTAGTTTGTTATTTCCGTGAGAATATGTTAGAATTAAAATCTTATGAGTATGAAGCTCTACGTAAACAGTATGTTGAAGAGCGTCGTATGAACAAACAACATAGATCATGGAAGCCATTATGGAATGGTGTATCGCCAGGAATGTGGGAAGATGAAGAATGGTATGATTATCTTCATGCTCATGGTATGACAGATCCATACGGTAAAGCTGAAGAAGCAACCCTTGAAGGATTTTTCTAATGGATTATTGTATAGCAATCCCATCTTATAAAAGACCAGAGACTATTAAGAAGAAAACACTGAAAGTTCTCGAGAGTTATAATATTGATCCAAATAGAATTACAATTTTTGTTGCTGACGAAGAAGAGCTTTCTAAGTACAAAGAATCTCTTAAGGATACTCCTTATAAAAAGTTAGTTGTTGGCGTTCATACGATTGGAGCTCAACGTAACTTTATTGAAAAGTATTATCCGGAAGGAACTAAATTAGTAATGTTTGACGATGACGTTGAAGAAGTTCAAAAGAAAATCAGCGAACAGAAACTGGGACGTTTAGAAGATCTAGAAAAAGAATTTATTATTCCAGGGTTTGAAGAATGTGAGAAAGTTGGAGCAAAGACTTTTGGGATATATGCAGCTTCTAATGCATATTTTATGAAAGAGCGTGTTTATACAAAACTTTGTTATGTTATTGCTTCAATGTTTGGTGTTATTGTGGAACATGATCCTTTCCTAGATCGAGTAACAAACCATGGCGAAGACTATGAATATTCTATTCGCCAATATGTAAAGAACGGCGCAGTAGTTCGTTTCGATTATCTAACAGTTAAATCTAACTATTACAAAGAAGATGGTGGATTGCAGACTATCCGAACTAAAGAATATGTTTATGAATCTATTAAAAAGATTGCAGAATTATTTCCCGATTTATGTACTATGTATATAAGAGAATCTACTGGTAATGCTGAATTGCGTTTGAAAGATATGCGAAAAGAAATTGGTAATACTTTGGAGAGTTTTTTCGGATGACATATAATTTTGAGAATGATAAAACTTTTAGTGTAAGTACAAACACTGATAATATTTCTCCGCCTAAATATAAATATAAAGAAGATGAGATTATTTCTGATTTTCATGCCTATATTGACAAGACATATGGGCAACATTATATGACTGAAGAGCAGAATATAGAATGTTTCGATGTGTGGCTTGCTCTTGGTGATTCTATGCCAACCTTCCGAAACACAGCTATCAAGTATCTCTGGCGCTATGGAAAAAAGCATGGCAGCAATAAAGACGACTTGCTAAAAGTTCTTCACTACGTTATAATGATGCTATACGCAGACCATTATAAGGATAAGAAATGAAACATCTGCGAGTAAAACAGTTTATTGTTCTACTTGTATTACAAAAATATTTTTACAGCATAAGAAAGGTATATTATGGAAATTAAAATCCCTATTGAAAAACTAAGAGAGCGTAAGTTATTTGTTGCCACTCCAATGTATGGTGGGCAATGCGCAGGTATGTTTGCTCGTTCTTGTGCAGATTTGTCTGCTCTATGTACGCAGTATGGTATTCCTCTTCAGTTTTATTATCTATTTAACGAATCATTAATTACTCGCGCACGTAACTATTGTTGCGATGAGTTTATGCGTTCGGAATCTCAACACATGATGTTTATTGATTCTGACATTGGTTTTAATCCTCAGGATGTCATTGCTTTGATGTCGTTACAAGCTCTTGAAGAAGAGAAGTATGATATTATTGGTGGCCCATATCCTAAGAAGTGTATTTCTTGGGAAAAGATTAAACATGCTGTGGATAAGGGTGTTGCTGATGATGATCCAAATGTTCTAGAGCGTTTCGTTGGAGATTATGTTTTCAATCCAAAGGGACATCAAACTTCTATTCCAATCGCAGAGCCAGTAGAAGTTCTTGAGATTGGAACTGGATTTATGATGGTCACAAAGAAGGCCATGCAGAAGTTCTATGATGCTTATAAGGATCAATATTCATATAAACCAGATCATGTTCGTACAGAGCATTTTGATGGTTCGCGAGAGATCCTTCAGTTTTTCCAAGCTGAGATTGATCCAGTTTCTAAGCGTTATCTTTCAGAAGATTATTGGTTCTGTCAGAAAGCTCAAGCAATTGATCTTAAGACATGGTTCTGTCCATGGATGAAGATGCAACATGTTGGAACTTATATATTTGGTGGTTCTCTTGCTGATCTTGCATCTATTGGCGCTTCGGCTACTGCTGATCCAGGCCAGCTAAAAAGCAAGAAAATGATGAAGTCAAAAAACAAGTGATAGGAGAAGTATATTATGAAGATTGATACAAATACAGTAAACGTTCTAAAGAATTTTGCTAAAATTAATCCATCTATTGTTGTTCAAGAGGGTAATGTTCTTAAGACTATTTCTCCTTCTAAAACAATTATGGCAAAGGCCAAGGTTGGAACAGAATTTACTAAGCGTTTTGCTATCTATAAACTAGATGAGTTTATTGCACTTCTTTCAACGTTTACTGATCCAAATTTACGGTTCGAAGATAAGCTAGTCTATATTTCAGAAGATCGTCGTACTAGTCATTACACCTATGCTGACGAAAGCACAGTCACTAAGGCTCCTGATCGTGAGATTAACTTGCCTTCAGTTGACGTTTCTTTTATATTAAAGGAAACTGATCTCCGCGAAGTAGAGAAGGCTGCTGGTATTCTTTCTCTACCAGAGATTTCTGTTGTTGGAGATGGTGTTAAGGTTTCGCTTGTTGCTACTGATAGTAAGAATCCTTCTTCTAAAGATTTCACTGTAGAAATTGGCGATACAGACAAGGTATTTAAAGCTATCTTTAAGGCAGAGAACATTAAAATTATTCCAGGAGATTACGAAGTAAGTATTTCTTCAAAGGGTATTTCTCAATTCTCTGGCGATGATGTGGAGTACTTTATTGCTGTTGAACAGAACTCAACTTTCTAATAGTTGGGGACTTCGGTCCCCTTCTTTTTTATATAATGGAGGTTTTTGATATGAATGAAGAGTTCTTATGGGTCGAGCGTTACAGACCAAAAACAATCGAAGAAACTATTCTTCCTTGTGATCTTAAAGCAACGTTTCAACAGTTCGTAGATCAAAAAAATATTCCCAATCTAATTTTATCTGGTACAGCTGGTGTTGGTAAAACAACAGTGGCAAGAGCTATGCTCGAACAGCTTGGTTGTGATTATATTGTTATTAATGGGAGCATGAATGGAAACATTGACACACTCAGAAACCAAATCTTGGACTTTGCCAGCAGCGTATCCCTTTCAGGTGGAAGGAAATATGTCATCCTTGATGAAGCGGACTATCTTAATGCCAATTCTACTCAACCCGCTCTTCGCAACTTTATGGAAGAGTTCTCAAAAAACTGTGGATTCATACTTACATGTAACTTCAAGAACCGTATCATTGAACCTTTACATTCTAGATGTTCAGTAGTCGATTTTAAAATTAGTAAGAAGGCTATGGCCAAACTTGCTACACAATTTTTCAAGAGACTAACTTTTATTCTGGAGGGCGAGGAAGTTGAATACGATAAGGCTGTTGTTGCAGAAGTAATCAACAAACATTTTCCAGATTGGAGAAGAGTTCTCAATGAGATTCAACGTTATTCTGCAACAGGTAAGATTGACTCTGGTATTTTAGCTAATATGTCAGAGGCATCTATTAAGGATCTTGTTAATCTCATGAAAGATAAAAACTTTACAGAGATTCGCAAATGGGTAAAGAATAATCTTGATACTGATGTTAATGCATTATTTACACAGTTCTATGAATATTGTTCTGAGTTAGTTACTAAATCAACCATCCCGGATTTGGTATTGATTTTGGCTAAGTATCAATATCAAAATGCTTTTGCTGCTAATACAGAAATTAACTTTGCTGCATTTTGCGCAGAGGTCATGGTAACTTGCGAGTTCCTATGAGTAGTTTCGTAAACGTATTAGGCGAGGTAAGAGACTTCGAAAAAGAATCAATAGGGGGTTTTGGAAACTGGTCAAAACATGTTTTGGAGAACAAAACAGCGAAACCAAAATACGATTGGCGATATGAGAATAGTATTACGAATGGAAAAAAACCAGTAGAAATTGATGGTGATTATTCTCAGTGGAGAACCAATTCTATACTATCAAATTACAGACAGACTATTCTATATGCGAATGAAATGAATATAAATTATGGTGTAACAGATCAGATGCATTATGATAGATTATATTATGGTATTCGTAAACAAAAGATGTATATTAAACCAGAAACAAAAGAGGAAAAAAAGACCAGAGAGAAACAAGAAGAACTCCACGATCTAGTTTCGAACTATTATAAATACAATGCAGTTCGCACAAAAGAAGCAATGAAAATTCTTACGGCGGAACAAATTGAATTTATAAAGAACAAAAACAATAAAGGTGGAGTCAAATGAATGAACTTCTAGATTCTTTAGTTGAAGTGAAGATAGCCGAAGAAGAAGATTTCCTAAAGATTAAGGAAACTTTAACAAGAATTGGTGTTGCTTCCCGTAAAGAGAAAAAAATATACCAGTCCTGTCATATTTTTCATAAACAGGGTAAGTATTATATTGTCCATTTCAAAGAAATGTTTTTATTAGATGGTAAGCCATCTAACTTTTCTGACGAGGATAAGGGCAGACGTAATAAAATTGTTCAGTTACTTCAAGAATGGGACCTGTTAAAGGTTGTAGAACCAGAAAAAATTACTGAACCAATGGCATCTATGAGTCAAATAAAGATCATTAATCATAAAGAAAAAAATGATTGGACTTTAGAGGCTAAGTATAACATGGGCAGAAAGAAAAAATAATTGAAGGAATTATATTATGTGGCCTTTTAAAGTTGAAAGAAAAAATAATACACCAGCTGAAGAAAAATTGGAGCAGATAAAAGATATTCTGTTCCCTCCTTGTAAACTAAACGAGGAGATGGATAAAGATGGTAGTATATTTAAATGGCAGGTAGATTATTCTGTTGATATGAATTTAGACGCTGCTTTAACAGACCTGGAAGAAGGTCATAACGATGTGGCTGTCCATAATACAATACGAGATATATCCAAAAGACTTTATAGTATTAGGAAAATACTTGATGCATATATGGAACTAGATCCTGAAGCCAAATATATTATGGTAGAGAGTAGTAAGGATAACGAGAATGTCGAAGATATACAGTGACGGTAAAACGTTCGTCGAATATTCAGAACTAATACCAGTAGTATTAGAAGCAGTCATAGATTCCAGATTTAAATATTTAAAAGAACTAGATTATGAGAATCATAGACATGCTAATAAAATACTCGAAGAAGAGTATAAACCTTCGGTTGAAAAACTAAAAAAGATTTTAGAAATTATTGCTTGACTTTTTTCTGTAATAAGGTATAATAGACAAAGATAGGAGAAATCTATGTCTATGCACATCCTCCCTGCTTATTACACAACCACTGTTAGTAAACGAAAAGCGAAAGTCAAGGCTAAGACTAAGCTCATTTCAGATCACGATAAGTGGTTGTTATCAAAGGGTTTACACCCAGAACAGATTCGTCTAAAAAAAGATAAAAAAGTGCTTGACAAATTATGGCGTTCGGGTTATAATAATGATATGATGGTTGATCGATCTACTCGACATCATGATAATAAACAGCTAGTTGCTGGAGATTGTTCAAAGCGGGATATTATGACTAATCTTCATAAAGAACCAGAGCATGTTCAAGAGGAAATCCTTAAGAAAGCATCTTTGGTTATGCCACTCTATAATAAAGGTGGTCTGCAATATGCTGGTCCTAATGTCGATTTGACGACTGTAGGCACCAAATCTAGGAGAAGTTAATATGGCACTGGTTAAACTGAGTGATGTTTTTGCAAATGTCTCTGAGAGCGTTACTTTAAATCGTTACGAGAACGGTTGGATGGTTGAGATTTCTGGAGACGACCACAATGATGAATGGCAGAATAAGAAGTTTATCTTTCCTGATCTAAAAAATGTCTTGACTTTTATCGAAGAGTATAGTAAGATTAAGTTACGATAAGAAAAGGAGTTACGGATATGGATACAGTTCAAGTTCAACTTCAAGACGAGTCTGGTAACTGGCGTACGTATTCATATACACAGAATATCCCGCTACTATATCGGGATAATATGAGACAGTTGCAGTGGCAGTTTCCTAATGCTCGTATTCGCGCTGTCGATTCAAACGGTCGAGTAATCGACATTTTCTAATATGTAATGGAGAATATATAATGGTTGCTAGTATTTCTAAGGTTGAAAAGGTATTTGAGGCTCTTGTTGGTCGTGGCGAGGAACTAACTGCTCAGCAGATTAAGACTCGTTATGGTGTTGCTAATCCACATGATGCTGTTTATCAGATTCGTCAGATGGGTTATGCTATCTATCTTAATGATCGTAAGAACTCAAAGGGCGAAACTGTTGCTAAGTATCGTGCTGGTAAGCCAAGCCGTAATTTAATTGCTGCTGGTTATAGAGCTCTGGCCGCTGGTCTCTGATTAAAGAGGGCGGTCTTACTGGCCGCCTTTTTTAGGTGGATGTGCACCGAATTGGTTAGGTAGCGGTCTGCAAAACCGTAATATGTGGGTTCAAATCCCATCATCCACTCCAATAATTAACTTGACTTTCTGTAATTATAGGGTAGAATTATATTATGAATGATATGAACTTCCCTAACTATTATGTTTGTAGAGAGTGTTCAAGAGTTACACGTAGCTATCCTATTGGTTGTGATCGTGTAATGTGTCAAGTAAAGAAAGATATTATCAACGATATATGTTGGTCAATAATATTCTTTGCTGTTATTGTTACCGCAGGATTTTATGTTTTTTCCCTGGTAGCTCAGCGGTAGAGCAGGTCGCTGTTAACGACTTGGTCGGTGGTTCGATCCCATCCCAGGGAGCCATATTAGGTTGGCCGCTATAAATAGGCTCGAGTGGATCAAAGGTTAGTCCACATTTTTATGGAGAAAACAAATGAAAAAGTTTGCTGTTGCATTACTATTGATTCTTGGTATTACTACTGCTTCGCAGCCAGCTAATGCGTGGGGTTATGGTTACGGTGGTTATGGCTATGGTTATGGCGCCATGGCAGGTGCTGCTATTCTTGGTGGTGTAATTGGTGGAGCAATTGCTTCACAAGGTTATGGGTATGGTTACGGTGGTTATGGTGGTTACGGATATCCTTATGGTGGAGGATATTACGCTCCGGTTGCTCCTCCAGCTTATTATTACAATCCTGGTCGTTACTATTACTACGGGTACTAAGATGAAAAAAATAGCAATAGCGTTTGTTCTTTTTTTAACTACTCCTGCTATAGCTAGTAATTACAACATTGATTATTGTAATAACTGCAATATTAATGTTCAGAAAAGAGTTGTTAAGAAAGTTGTGAGAACTGTCCCTGTTCCAGTCCCAGTAGCAGTTGAGTATCTTCCAGCTGGTCCTGGTCCTATTAGTTCAACGGTAATGGTTCCGGTAGTAGTTCCTGTTCAACCTGCTCCCTTGGTTCCTGTTTACAATTATGTTCCAACTCCAGAAGCATCTAATATTTATTCGCCTCCGGGATATCCAACTAATGTTCCTGTGGCAACTTCTAGAAACTGTGCAATGTATGTTGATCCTTATGATTTGTTCGGCCAGTTATTTGGTGGAGCAGATTTGGTTCAGAGTTGTATGGTTCCTGCGTATTAATGCTGGCATAGCTCAGACGGTAGAGCAGTTGATTTGTAATCATCAGGTCGTGGGTTCGATTCCTGCTGCCAGCACCACAAAGGATATATTATATGGATCATAAAACTTCAGCAATTATTAAAATTGTTTGTTTCTTTTTAATTACAATTATCATTGGTTTTGTGGCGAGCGATATCAATATGCTTGCTAGTAATTAAGCGGGTGTAACTCAGTGGTAGAGTCACAGTCTTCCAAACTGTTGGTCGAGGGTTCGATTCCCTTCTCCCGCTCCAATTTGCAATATTATAAACCTGAACAATTTCCCTATGTTATAGAAAACTTTGTAGAAGATAACATATGCAATTCTATTGTGGAATTTATTCAGGAAAAAGGTGATTTATATTATCAACCTTCTCCTGTAGAATACTGGTCTAATAGAACGATCAGTTTTCATGTCATCAAAAAAGAAGATATATATCCTTCTTTAAAAGATATTTTCTTTAAGACTACTCCTATAGTCAACAATTTATCTTTAAATCCTGAACCACTACATGCAGATACTTTAGATCTAGTTCGTTGGAAAACAGGAACAGAACTGCCTCCGCATATAGATAACGCTGAACCTGATGGCACTCCAAACATTTCCCCATGGAGAAATTTCTCTGTAATGGTTTATCTTAATGATAATTTCGAGGGAGGCGAGATATACTGGACTAAGTTAAACAAACAATTAAAACCAAAAAAAGGTATGTTTGTTGTATTCCCTAGCGACGCTCCATTCCATCATGGAGTAAAGAAAATAACAGAAGGAACAAGATATACAATTTCTTCTTTTTATACATATAGTCAATTAAGAAATATTGAAAAATTCATGTAAAACTTTTTAAAATTATCAGCTTTAAGTAAATATTTCTAATACTCTATTAACATATTCCCCACGATCCTTTACGAATAGCTGTGGTTCTTCATGATCTACCGCTATCATAATAGCGATCTGGGGAATATTTATTTTATACATACGTTCGAACATCATCGAGTAACAAGTTGTTTGGAGGAAATAGGATTCAATCCACTCTTCCTTTTTTAATTTACGGCTTGTTTTAAAATCAATAATAGAAGGGATTCCATCAAATTCTGCGATAAGATCACAACGTCCAGCTGTTTTTAAAACAACTGAATACAGAGGAAGCTCAACTCCATAAATATTATCTACATGTTTGTCTATTAGCGTTTGAAGAGACTTAAAAGCATCAATTCCAGAAGGCATAGCATCCCGAAGATAGTCCTCTTCATTGAGGACATAACGTTCCGCGAGGGAATGTACGGCGGTTCCACGGCGAGCAGCTTGTGTAGAAATTTTCCTAGCTTCTTCTTCGCCAACTTTTGCTCTCCATTCAAGAAGCGCTGTTTTATCCATCGCTTCTGAAATTACTGTTGTTACCGAACGGAATTTATCGCCACTCGGTAACACATAGTATCTAATACCATCTATGTTGGTTGTTTCAATTTCAACCTCTGGTACGAGATTATATTTAAATAATTTACGCCCAAACTGGGTATTTGTTTTCATCTATATAACCATTATCAATACGTATAGTCATTGGTAAAATTTCGCCAACATCTTGTTCTTTCCAACGCCATTGGGTTTCGACGATACCAAAATCTTTAGCAAACCAACTTCTAGCGCCAGTTGTTTTTTCGTTAAAGGTTTGATCATATGTTACTTCAAGAACATCGTTATACAAAACACCATTCTTATTTACATAAGTTGGATGTCTAGCTTCGAACTTAACAACCTGTCGACCTGGCGAAGGAAATGTAAAAAATGTGGAGTCGAATAGAGATATCTTAAGGGGTTTATCTATAGTATCTCCAACTTTTTGTAATCCGCCCCAAGGAATTTCGTATCCTCTTACAAAAGAAGTAGTTCTGAAATTCGTCCAGAATTGATAAGAATATTTAGGATAAATATCAGCTGTTTCCATAACTCCCAGATAGTTATTATTGGAGTCATGGTATTTATAATCCATCACCCAAGTAGCTGTCCATTTACTGTCGTGATAATCTTCTTGAAAGAAGATTTTATCATCTCCTGAATTCCAAACAACCCATTCAATATACTTTTGATCAGCAGGATTAAATGCTTTATAATGGAATAGTTTTTCGAGTTCTGGTTTTGGCCAGTAATCAGAAAAATTAAAAGATTCGTTCATGTTACAATCCTCATTTTGTCCTTTAGAACTATATATTCTTTTACTAATGCAGATCTCACAATATCTTGCGCATTAAATTCTACTAGAGAAAAAGATTTCATAGACTTAACAATTCTCATGAAATCTGTTAGACCGTTCTTCTCGTGTTCTCTTGTGAAGTCAGTCTGTCTAAAGTCTCCACAGAAAATCACTTTACAATTATGCCCAATACGTGTAATGACAGAATCTAACTCGTGTAGAGTAGCGTTCTGCATTTCATCAACGATAACTATGCAATCGTTAAGAGTAATACCACGTATAAAAGATGTAGACATAAACTCGATAACATTTTTATTTTTAAGGTAGTCGTATGCGTCTCCTCTACCAAATAATTCAGTACAGATTGCGTAGTAAGGAGCTTCATAAACTTTCGTTTTTTCTTTAGAGTTACCAGGAAGAAATCCCATATCTCTTGTTGGAACTACTGTTCGAACAATGACTATCTTTTTATAAGGAGAATTAGGATCTCCAAGTATTTGCCTAAGAGAAAGATACATGGCCATGAAGGATTTACCTGTTCCTGCAATACCATGTAACATTAAATTCATGTCTTCAGAGAATGCTTTAAATGCCCATCTTTGGTTTTCAGTTAAAGGATCAAAATTTCTTAGATTAAAATTTATTTTCTCTTGGTAATTTTCCTTTGGTTGTTTTCCTGTTTGGCGAAGAAGTCTTTTTTCTCTACGGGTTAAACGACGTGTTGTTGTTTCTTCTTGCATTATACCCCTACTAAAATGTGTTTATGG